TGATCTGCTTGAGCACGTAATACTGGTCCTTCTTCTTGTCCACGGAGAGGTACGCGCACTCGAATCCCATCGACTCCAGGATTGCTCTTGTTTCCGCTGATAACTCGCGCAAGTCGGCGGTTATCTTCTCAATCTTGAACCCTTTCGATCTCAGCCATATAATAAACTCTCTGACACGTCCAAAGTCGATCGGCTGCGATCTAACCACCTTGTCGCGAACGATTCGGAAGGTCAGGTCCGCCTCGAACATTGGTCGCACTCGTTGAATGACTCTCCTGGTGGCAGTGTCGAACTCGTCCACGGTGACGGATCGTACCGGATGCACCATCGCGAACCCCATGGCATCTTGTGCGCCAGTGGACATATCCAAGTGGATAAATCTTGGCGCGTACGGGTGTCGGAGCGGCACCGTTATGCTGTCCTGCCATTGCAAGAGTCTTTCAAGCCGTATGTGGTTCCACACCGGTTCTTCGTTGACGCCGACGCCAAGCGGAATCGAATGCCCGACCATTGGGTCGTCCTGGTCGTCGATGATCGCGTTCAGGATCGGCACAATGTTTGAGAACAGCTTACTCACGCGTCCGGTGGATTTACCAGCCAGATCTCGTATCGACCCTACCAAGTCCGATGTGAACTCGTCGTAGTGCTCAATAGGTGCCATCACCAGTCGATCCGGGGGGACGTCTGCCTCTTGACCTGGTTGCAAAATCATCGGAGCAACGATGCTATCGCCGATGTCGATCCCGAATTTCTTGCCAGAATACTCGTGCTTGTATGGGCCGACGACGTCCCACCACGGATAGTCAAAGATTCGAACGGATGGGTCGTTCCGGTGTTGCTTGATGTACTGTGCCAGGTAGTCTGCCTCGTCCTTGGCGGACGATATAAGAATCAGCAAGCCCGGGTGGGTGTTTCCTTTACGGAAACGCGACAACATACGTCTGTGAATCGCTTCCACCAGCTCATGCGCTGCAGCCGCCGCGTTCTTCTCTTGGCGGAAGTTGATTTCATCCACCACTGACACAAGCACGTTTCTACCGAGCGCTTCACCGGATTGTGACCCGGCCTCAATCACCAAGTCATTAGCAAGCTCAACCCGCCTATCCGCGAACTTCTTGTCTAGCGGAGTTTTGCACCTCTCTCGGAAGAAAGGAGAGTTCCGCATGAACTTGAGGCAGTCAGAGAACGTACCGCCAGCCACCTGCTTCTGCGTAATGGAGAAAAAGCTATACGTGATCGAGCTTGACCGACTGAGTCCGTAATACGCGACTGGATCTCGCATGCATAGCGCGTACGCTATCTTGTACAGTACGCACACAGAGGCCGCCCAGCTTTTGCCAAGTCCGATGCCGCCCGTGAATATCAGCTGCCGGACGGGTGAGTTAAGCGACAAGTATGGCCCTAGACAATCACGCCAAATTTGATACAGGCCGGGTGCCCCGGATTCCGGGTCGGCCTTAGTGGATTGGCCTAGATAATACTCGTCCTCAATAAACTCCTCGAACGTGGGAGGCTTCCGCACGAAGTCGTACTCCCACATTGTGTCCAGGGTTGTGGACGTCCCGTCATCAAGGAATTCTTGTATTACCTGGCTTGCGATGTCTGCCGCGTGCGGATCATTAGGGTCACACCCTACCTCCGCAAGTATTTCAGCGACAAACTCATCGGTGAGTTGCGTGACTTCATTCTTTTCTGGAGGTGCCGTAGGAGAACGTTGACCCATAGTCTATGTATCCTCTAAAAGAACGTAGTTTGCCTGCACAAATATGCCTCCTCTCATAAACTATACAGCAAGAGACTGGGACACGAACGTGAGAGCGTTGCAGGACCACATACGCTCTGTTGCTCCCGACTCCTGGAATAGCTTTTTCGCTGGCGATCTTGGGCAGGTGTTGCTGGAACTTATAGCGTACGACGCCACAATGCTCAGCTACGTTCAGGACTTCCAAGTTCAGGAAGGGTGGCTCGACACGCTGAATTTCCGCGAGAGCTTGATGCACTGGGTGCGGTATAGCGGATACAACCTCCGCCGCGCTACCGCAGTCACTATGCAAGCGTACGCCCGGAGCGCCAGCCCTCCTACGGACGCCGACGTACAGTACAACATCCAGAAAGGCACCAAGATCAAGTCCAAGGACGGCCAGACTTGGGAAATCGCCGAGGATGTAGCAATCTTGCCGGGAAATTTCTCACCGGTATCAATCGAGTCAGAGTGGGGCCAGATCACGGGCAGAACAGTTGACTCCAACGGAGTTGAATCAGTCGTGGTCGCGCTGGTTAAGATAGCAGTCGGATCATCCACTGCCACTCTGTGCAACCTCGATGGCAGCGCCTTTGCCAGTAATACCCCAGAAGCTACTTTTGGTCCGTCCGTTAATCAAGGCAGCATTTTGAAGCTGCTCAACCAATACGACAACTCCACGCAAGTTTACACCACTCCGCCAGACTGGACGAGGGACGAGTTTGCTATCGTTGACATCGGAAAGGCAGACACCGACCTGTACGACCGCACCATTTTGCACCTCGACAGGCCGTGGGATGGTGACACCGACTTTATCGGGCAGTGGAGGATAGAAAATCGGAACGTTAAAATTGTTCAGGGTGAGACGCACATTGACACGTTCACGGTGCCGTCAGACGCCAACCGCAAGTCGTACACCGTTAGCCCCGCGTACTACCCGGTAATCGCTGGTGGCGCGGAGGCGTTTATTCCGGCTGGTTCGACCCAATTCCCAAGTGATGCTAACATTGGGATATCCGTCCAAGTCAATGGGGTCACGTGGAACTACACCTCGTCCTTGCTCTTTGCTCAATCGGATGATACGGTCTTCGAAGCCCAATTTGACGAATTTGACAGGGCCACTATAACGTTCGGTGATGGGGTGTTCGGCGCTATGGTACCGGAGGGTGCCACTATCACCGTGCAGTACCGCGTGGGCGGTGGAAAGAGCGGGAACATTCCGCAAAACTCGATCGACACGACGGTTATCGCGTTCGCTGGCAGCCAGCCTAGCAACCCGGTCACAGTGTTCATTAGCAACCCGTACACTGTCGGGCGGGGCGGGCAAGACAGGGAGTCGATCGAAGACGCGAAGCGGAACATCCCGCGATTCATACGGTCTAATGATCGTGGTGTCGGCGAAGACGACTATGATTCGCTCGCCAGCAATTTCGTAGACCCATCTGCTGGGCGCATTAAGTTCGCCAAGGCCGTCCTAAATAGCAACGCGGTCCCACGTGAACAAAACGTTGTGTGGATTTACGCGTGGGTACAGGGCAGTAATGGCCAGCTAGCTCCGCCCACCATGGATTTGAAGACGCGGTTGTTCGAGTACATGAACCGCCGCAAGATGATCGGCGACGAGATCGTGATCGTCGATGGGCCAACCACCACGGTGCCAGTGCAACTCCGGTACCGGTTCTCCAAGCAATCGGATGCGTCTGACGTGACGTCCAAGGTCCAGGTGGCCATTAATAACGTCTTTGCGGCGCTCCTACCCGGGCAACCGCTGCAAACCGCGAAGATAACCGCCGCAGTTTCCTCGTTACCGGAGATCGAGTTCGTGAGCGTGCATTTCCCGAATTCCGGCAGCGTGGACCCGTCCAACGCTTTCGAGTTGTTTGTCAACTCGTTGCAGGTCCCGAGCAGGTGCGTGCTGTCCCAGATGTCGTCAAAGGGTGACGCCTCGGTGGTGGTGTCAAACCCAGACATTTTTAGCGTCGGGTCTATTATTAGCATATTCGAGTCCGGCAGAACCCCGACAACCGCGATCGTTAGCAGCGTCACGTCCAACATCGTAACGATGCGAACTGCGTTGCTAGACAACTACTCAACCTCGGCCGACGTCATTAATAGCGATTATCTGCCGTATGGGTGGGCATACGAGAAGCCAGTCAACATCTACGTTAGGTACACCACTGGCGCAGGGGCGCAGGCAGCCGTAGCGCAGGCGGTAAAACGCGCAATTTACGATTATTTCACGCAGACGCTGAGACCAGAACAGCCGCTTGTGCGCAACGTTCTTAATGACATAGTCCGTAGAGTACCAGATATTAACGACGTTGTAGTGGACATCGGCAGCTTAGACTCGCCGATCGAACAGGTATTGCCAAGCACCAACGAAATAGTGACGTTGGGAGTGCTAAGCGTCAACAACGCTATAGTGTAACCGGAGATAAAGATGGCCAATAGCCAACTAGGATTAAAATTTGACCTTTTCAGCCTTTTTGGCTGGTTCCGCACAGCGCCCGTAAACCTCACGGATCAGGAGAGAACGTCCCTGAGCCAAGCTCGAACCAAGTCTCCCCACGGAGCCTTCGGGATCGGCGTGCAGGAGTATTATCAGCACTCCACGACTGCCCAATCAGATCCAAAGGCGCACTACGCGGAGCTGGCTGAAATGTCTGGGTACGAAATTGTCGCGCCTATTATTGAACTCTATGCGGAGGAGGCCACCCAGCCAGACCAGTCAAATGGCAGGGTGGTGTGGATCGAGTGCGATGACTCCGAAGTAGAGCGCATGCTGAACGACATGCTACTGCGGATTCGCATCGACGATGACGCCCAGTCCATTATGTCCGGCCTCGCGGTGCACGGTAATGAGATCATGCGCGTCCTGCGCACGGCGGAGGAGGGCGTAACCCAGTTAGTGTGGGTGCCGTTACCGCTCGTTCAGCGCGTATACGACGTGACAAGTCGCCGGTTGATTGGGTTCAAGTGGCAGGGACAAGACCCATCGCCCGGGCAAGGTATTCGCATCAACGAGAAAGAGGAGATTTTCCCGCCATGGGACTTCATCCATTTCCGGAGAATGGCTCGTCGTACTCTCGGTGCTGACACCGAGTATGGCACCTCGATGATTGATCACCTGTTCTCTCTGTACAGGCGTATCAAGATGTCCGTTGATCAAATGGTAATGTATCGTATGCACGTGATGCCGAGTCGGTGGGTCGCGTGGATCGACACTGGAGCACAAACTGTAATCGAGCAGTCCGATACGATGAACGCGTACCGCAACTTCCTGCGGGCGAGCATCGGCATGAATGACAAGCAATTCGAATCAAGATTCAACCCGGTTGCTACTGACTCTATCCTGTTCTTCCCAAAACCAACGGGCGACGAGAGCAAGATCGACGTGATGACAGGCCAGTCAGACGTGCCGGATGTGCCGGACCTAAAAACGCTCTTCTGTATGTTCTTTGGCGGCGCTCGGGTACCGAAATCTTACGTCGGGTTCGGGGACGACGAGAGCAGCTTCGCCAACGCGTCCTTGGTTACCAAAGACATTAGGTTCGCTAGGCTTATTAGAGCACTGCGCAAGCCATTCATGGCAGGAATTCAGCGCCTTTGCGAGTTGCAACTCGTTTTCAAGGGCAGAGATCCAAAGCGGTACAAGATCCGCGTGATGATGTCGAAGATATCGGCACTCGAAGACGAGGTGCGAGCCGCGACTCTTGAGCGTCAAGCTAACGTAGCGTCCATCATCATCGACATTTGCCAGCGATTGACTGTTCCGAACAAGGAAATCATTGAGCTTGTCTTCCGCGAGTACCTGCAGTTGCCACGAGACTTTATTGACATTGCCAAGCTCGCTGCTTCGGTTGAGCAAGCCATTGGACAACCGCAGCAAGACGGTGGCATGGGCGGTGGGATGCCAATGGGCGGTGGCGGTATGCCGCTCGGCGGCAGTAACCTTGGCGGTGAGGACCTCGGTACAAACCTTGGCATTGAGCCTGAGACGGGGCCTGATGCTAAGCCCGACGTCAACATTGACGGTGCCAAGAACGAAGGGTACGACCGCCTTAAGAAGCAGGTGCTGCTGGAGTTCAAGAACACGCTCGTAGAGCGCAGGGAAGACGACGTTGTCAAGCGTGGCGTCGCGGATCTCCGCAACATCGTGAGAGATCTTGGCAGAATTCACGCCTCCAAAAAGACGTCCCTCGTCGAATGCTTCTCTGGGTTGGACCTGTCGTTCCCGACTGAGGCTCTCCCATCGGCTGATCATGTCAAGAATCCACAATTGCTGAACGAGAGCGTGAAGGACGCCAAGGTGGTGGTCGAGGAGTTCAAAGCAGAGAACCCGTCATCGAACCGGCCTGAGGTCCAGTGGGTAACACGGCGCAGGCAAGCTGAACCAGAATAACATGATCGTACGACAGACCAATGTGGGCGTGGTGGTTACGCAAGACGTCAACGGTTTCGAGCCGTTGCAGAAGCACAGGTTCGCGCTGGACTTCGTACGCGCCCCGTCCGGATTGAAGATCCCGCAGGCCGGTGACTTGGCATGGCTAGTTCGCTCGATTAAGCCTCCCGGCAAAATGATCGAGATCGGTCAGTACGAGTTCATGAACCGCGTCATCCAGTATCCGAAAGGGCGCGGCGCGACGCCAAATGCAGTGATTACGCTTTGGCTGTTCTGCGGTCAGAATACTCCGGTATACAACTTCTTCTACAGCTGGATTGAAACCGTACACAACGAGCTGAGTGATGAAGTCGGGTTGCTAACAGATGGGGGTGGATGTGGCGGCACTGCGATGTTGTACGTGCTAGATCCAGACGGCAACATAGCTGGATCGTTCGTGATGGACAACATGTGGCCGTTCGCGATGGATGTGTGCGAGTTTACGCATGACGCGGACGGGTCTGAGCCAGCCAGTCACACAATTAGCTTCGTTGTAAACAGCTGCTTTCCGAACATGTATAACACCGACGACTCATCAGTGCCGGTGGCCCCCACAGTTGACAATCCGAAGACGAACTGGTTACAGCCGTTCTTCTAGCATTACGGCGGCTATCGGGACCCTGATCGAGTTAGCCCCGTCTCTGTACACAATCACGACGTGCGAAGCGTCGAACGACTTTATTGTGCCGGTGTCTCCCGCGTAGGTGACCTTCCCACCTGATATCATGCGCGGACTTATTCCGCACATCCTAGCCGTGTAGTACCACGCTAGCATGTAGTCGGACTTCCGGCCTTCCATTCGGACCATCGCTTTAGCCCTACGCCAGTGGGCTTCCACTGTGTTCCGTGGAAGCCTAGCAGCGTCGGCCATTAGCAACACCGAAGCGTTCATTACGACAGCGTGTAAAACGTCTTTAGCGGCATTGTGATAATCCCCGCCTCGTTCTGCAGCACAGCCCGCGCGTAATACCTCGTCCCACGCGCCACTGGGGTCACCGTGCTGTTAGACACGATGCAGACTAGTTCATGTGCCGACAAGTCAGTGTATGGGAAGGAAAACGACTTCTTCTTCGTCGTGTTCCCAAACGCGTTAGTCGGGAAGTAATCCGCGTCACCAGCGTGTCCGGTTGGCACTGCTGAGAACGCTTTGTACTCGATCCAAATGAGCGCACCAGACGCTCCCTGCATGTTGGCGAGAGGGATGGTCTTGAACGATGTCTGTGATGTCGCCACTGGCACCTGGTCGTAGCTCCCGGTCGGCAGGTTCGCGAGCGTCATGAACGGCACAATGTTGCTGAGCGTCGTGCCATTCGCGTTGGTCGCCGACAGTTGCATGTAGTATTGGGTGTGCGCGGTAAGACCGGTGATGTTCGCGCTCACGTTCTGCACTCCAGTACCAGCCGATAGCGTGGTTAGCGGCGTCTGGCTAACCAGGTGGGCTGGATCTGGTCCATACAAGAACTGGTACTGGGTGGTGGACGACTTTGTGTCAATGGTGCCGTTAAACGTTACGGTTGTCTGCAGTCTGTTCGCTACAGTAGTGTTCGCGGTAGCGGCTGGAGGTGACGTTACGCCAAGGGTCGTGAACCTCACCGGGATAGAAGTGGTGGACCCAATCGCGTTATTTGCCAAAACCCAGAAGTTGTAATCGTTGGCCGGGAGCAGCCCGGTTATGTGAGTTGGACCAACCGTTACAGGGGACGTGCCAGACCCAATAGATGTCGGG